GCGTTCAGGCTTGCTGCGGTTTGCTTAGGTTTGTTCTGGTACTGTCACGCATTAAACGAGGAGATCGGACAATGGCAACGGCAGCGAAATCTAAAGTGGACCTCTCTGCACGATTCGATAGGACTCAGGTTTCAAATGGCGGAGAGCGCGGAGTAGACATTCTACTTCCGTATCGAGCGGTAGTCACAGTGGTAGGGGTAGCACCCTACTTGTTCCACGGCTGGAACAATGAGGCTGTTGCCAGCAAGGGTAAGGCCGCGAAGGGCAGTAAGGAGAAAAAGGAGGACGACGTAGAGTCCTACGTCTACCGCACTGAGTCGGGTGTTCTCGGAATCGCGACCCGCCAACTGGCAGCGGCAATCCGCGAAGCTGGGCGCTACGTGCCTGACCCACGATCACCCCGGAAGTCCATGCGTGATCTACTCAAAGCGGCCATCGTGCCGCTGGACTTGGTCTCACCATTCAACCCTCCCCGCAAGGAATGGGACTACCTAGACAAGCAACGGGCGGTCGTCCAGCGCAACGCAATCACCCGCACCCGGCCCGCCATGGTCGATGGGTGGGAAGTCTCGTTCCACCTCCTTGTTACCTTGCCGGAATACGTGCCAGGCGCGACGTTATTGGCCTTAGCGAATCAAGCCGGGCGCCTCTGCGGACTCGGGGATTATCGCCCTACGTTCGGTCGATTTGAGGTCAAGGGGTTTGAGGTTCTACAAGCGTAACCTGGGGTACGGTACGGTATGCCACGGTCTGCTCGGATGAGTTCGGCTCGGTTGAGTTGCGGTTTGGTTTGATAAGTTGTGGTAGGGTCTGATAGGTTCGGCTCGGGCGAGTTGAGCTTAGTTGTGCTAGGGTGTGCCGAGATCGGCTGAGATATGGTGAGTTAAGCTCGCCTGGGGTTCGCCAAGGTACGGTTTGCTATGCTTAGGTCCGCTCAGGATTGGTCGGATCAGGTCGGTTTAGGTGTGGTTCGCTTTGGCTCACCCCGTTCTCTCTTTGAGTTCTACGATTCGCCAATTCGCTCCATCGTAACTTACCGGCTCGAATATATTTAGCCAACCACAATGCCTACACCGTCGAGATACGGCCCCAGTGGGCTCGACTACCAGACCCCGCGCCGGGAGGCGAAAGATGCCCCATGGCCGCACTCCTGCCGTCACGGTACCAGGGAGGGCGTGGCTACAGCGGAGACACCTAAGCCACATCGGGTTCATACGTTGAACAGCCGCCGCGTGCGCTCGAATTTCTCTACCTCCGCATCGATCTCTGCCTGCAACTTCCGCTGGGCGTCGGCTTCAGCCTGCTTTCGTTCGGTCTCGGCCTTCTCTTCCGCCTCTCTCTGGGCCTCCTCTTCGGCACGTTTGGCAGCTTCGGCCTCTTCGGTAGCCTTTTCCTTACCCACCTCCTCCGCCGTCTCCTTGACCTCTCGCTCCGCCGCCTCCTCGTCAGGTGATTCCGGTGGGGGGTTCGCACCAGCCGCCTTGACGGAGACCGTGCGCGTCCCGATCCCGGCACCTCGGATCACCGGGCTCACCTCAAACGAGTCCAGTTTGGTGAGGATGCGCCAGGCACCCTTCTTTCGGTCCTCCTCCTCTGGTATCTCTGCTCCATTGACCATAAAACCGAAGGACCACTCCTGATCTTCTGAGCCGATTTCTTTGATGGTGCGGAACGCTTCCTCACCGCGGGTTGTGGTCATGAAGTAGTGCCCCTCGAAGACCACCTTCTTCCCCTTGGTCCTGAGAATCCCCTTGCCCACTGGAGGCGTCCCGAAGGCGACACTGTGGCCATAATCGGAGAGCTTGACCTTGGCTCCGTCTGGAATCGCGCTGGGACGGATGATGTCATGGTCCAGGTCCACGACATCCAGCGTGGCGACGACCGCCTCGATCTCGCCCTTCTCCTCGTTCTTAATCTCGAAGGAGTCGAGGAACTTGACCTCAAGCTCGATTGCGTCCTGTGGCATGGGGGCGATTCCTCCTTTCGGCTAGTTGGCCAGCGCCGACCGCACCGCGTTGCGCAGGATCTCAAGCCACTCGCTCGGATCCCGGAAATAGGCACAGCCCGGCGTGTCGCCGTTCGGGAGCGTGGAGTGCTCCCGACGCAGGGGGCAGATGTCGCTCGGTGGGTGCGTGACAAGTCGCTCTTCGCCAGCCCCACCGCGGACGACCAGATCACGGGCCTGGTCGAGAATCGTCTTTACCGCCGCGTTCGCCGCCGCAAGTTCTTCTGCGGTCACGTCACGGAGTTCGCGGTCCAGGGTCGCCGCCATCGTGGGGTTCTTGACGAGCTTCCGGTCGATCTGCGGGTTCTTGACTAGCTTCCGCTCTGGATGCAGGCTGCGCCGGATGGCCCGCTTATAGGCACCGAGCAACTCCTCAAAGGTGCCAGGCACACCAGCGGTGGCCACCTCGATGATGGCCTCCTGCGCCAAGGTGAGCTGGTCGCCCCGCAGCTCGGCCATTTCGTTCCTGAGGGCCTCGGCCAGGTAGCCATCCTTCACATAATCACTCATCCGAAACCGGCGACTCGTTGTGGCGTCCGCCATAGGGGGCTCCTTCTGGGTTGGTGTGGTCATGCGATCTAGTTCTCTTCCGGGTCTGGCGTATTGCCGTTGCGCCTATTGCGCCGGTTCGCTACAGCGGTGGCCAGGTCGTCGGGTTGTGCTCCTTGATTGCCACGCTGGTCCACTGCCCCCGGCGGCTTGGCCGCTCTGATCGGATTGCCCTTCTCGTCTATTGGCAGACTATTGGAGGGTCTGAGATACACCTTCTGTGTCGGGTCCACCTCGAGGCCAGCCAGTTCCTGGGCACGGTCCACCCGGAGCCATCCGCCGTTCACGCCGATATTCAGGCGAGCCCAGAGTGCGTCGTCGTCCTCTTGGTATGCCGCTACGTCGGAGGTGTCAAAACGCACCCGGAAGCGCCGGGTTTGCGACTGGAAATCAGGAAGCAACTGTGCATCCAATTCCTCGGCCATACTCTTCTGCATCGGTGTGAGACACTGCACCCACGCGAGCCGGCGCTTCTCGCGCATCGTCGCACCGACATGCGTGGCTTCGCTCCCGGCACCAAAGCCGACAACCTCGGGTGGCAACCCGATAGCGGCACAGACCCGTTCCTCCGAGATGTTGCGGAGATCGGAGAGCATCAGCTTGTTTGGATCAAAGCCGAACTGATCTACTCGTGTCGGACGATCTGTCACCAAGGGCGCGCCGCGATTCTCCCCACTAAAGGCCGTCTGTATATACACCTTGGCCGCCTCGAGGGCCTCCTTGCTAATCGGGTGGCTGTCCGTTGCAGGACTCACGAGGAGACCCGGCACGCCCATCTTTTGAAGGATCTTGGCGCTAAAGTTCTGGGCCTCATCATCGGTATAAATCTCACGTAGCACGCACTTGAGCGCCGAGAGGCCCTTCTGCGGGTTCTCGGGATCCAGTCCAAAACGGAAATGGACGATGTTGCGAAGCAGGATGTCCTCCGGCACCCCGCCTGCTACCGGGGTATAGCGGTAGTGGCTGGTGAAGATGGTACTGACACCGGGTGGGCGTTGGGGCGACACCAGCCAGTGCGGGAGATACCAGTACCCCAGCACCTCCCCTATGCTGTTGCGGATCTTTCGCCAGTAGGCGTTTCCGTCCATCACGTAGCTGAGGCAGGTGGCCTTCCACAGCGCATTGCCGTTATAGAAGTCGTTCGGCTTCTTGATCGTCAACTCAAGGTCATGGTCCTCCGCCCATTTCCACACCCCTTCCGGGGTGCGGCTTTGCACCCTGGCCACGGCTTCAGTGAAGGTCCGCATGATCCACATGACTGGAGCCATCACCACGTTGGAGTCGAATCCTTGCCCGACATCGGATCGGTACTGGAGGAGTCTGCCCGATCCGCTCCAGAATGCGGCGGCATCCTGCGGGAAGAACGGGAGGCCCTTGGTTTCCCCGTCGTCGTCTCGCGGGCGGAAGCTACGTTTGATCGTCTCCCAAAGTCCCATGTGGCTTACTCCACGCTGAGGAAGCGCCAGGTTTGCTCCCGCTCCTCCGGGGCTACTATTGCACGGCTCAGCCCCATGATCGACCCCACCACGCCATCGATCCGTTTCGACCGCCGTTTCGGCTTGATTGGCCGGATTCTGCCCGCATCGTCCTGCTTGATCGCCACGTTTTCCATGTGATTCCGGAGGATTCGGTGCCCTCCGTGGAAGACCCGTTTGCCCTTGACCAGTGCCTCGAAGAGATGGCAGGACTCCGACAGCCGCTGGTAGTTCTGCATCACCTCGACCATCCGGTAGCCCTTGGCCTGCAACTTCTGGGCGATGTCCGTCGCGAAGGCGGGGTCGTAGCCGATCTCGGCTTCCCGCAACTTGGGGAATCGGTCGGTAATCGGCCCGGTGATGTCCCGGTAGATCCGGTCGTAGTCGATCACATTCCCCTCAGTCGCCGTGACCAGCCCTTTCTCTACCCACTGGGAATAGGGTACTCGGTCATTCTTCTCGTGTTCCCGCATCGTCTCTTCCGGGATCCAGAAGTGGGGTACGATGGCGATGGAGTAGTTGAAGGACAGCGACCTCTCCACTGGCCCCGCGTCGTCGGTGCCGACCGCCTTCACTTCCACTGGCGGACCTTCATGCGGAATCAGGAACACGAGTGGGAAGGCGGCGAGGTCGATCTTCTGGGCCATGTCGATCCCGCCGAACACCCGAAGCTCGGCAAGGTTCTCGGGCAAGGTTGCGGGGCAGTCATCCCACCAGTCAATCGGAATCCAGGCCGTGACCTGGTTGACCCAGCGGTTCAGGTGATAGCGGAGGAAGTCGTTCAGCTTTCGCGGCTCGTTCGCAGCCGCAGCAGCTTCCGTCGCAAGCGCATCGGCTTTGACGGTGACCCCGTAGCCTGGGTTGACCCGTTTCCAGACCTCAACGTCGCGCCAACTGTCCTCCTTTGATGCCTCAAAGATGATCGGGAGGTAGGTCTCGTCCTGATAGGAACCGCTCATCACATTCCTAGCGTACTCCCATTCCTCAGCACAGATCGACTCGTCATCATCCCCAGCTGTCGTGATGAGAGCGGTCACCGGCTGCCGGCGCTTCACAGTGCCCCGGTGCAATACCTCGTACAGCTGCCGGTTGAGTTGGGCGTGGAACTCATCGAAGATGAGGCCGTGGATATTGGGGCCGTGCTTCGAGGCGACGTCTGCCGACAGCACCTTGTAGTAGGAATGGGTGGATGGCACCTCAATTACCCGCTGCATCACTTTGGAGATGTCATTCAGATCGGGGTTGCCTTCCACCATGATCTTGGCTGTATCGAACACGATCCGAGCCTGGTCCCGATCAGCGGCAGCCGAATAGACCTCGGCACCGAGTTCGCCGTCGCAGTACGTGAGAAACAGTCCGATGCCAGCACCGAGCGGCGACTTGCCCGACCCTTTGGGCACAGCGAGGAAGACCTTGCGGAACCGCCGCAGGTTGTCGCTCGACCGCTTCCAGCCGAAGAGGGGCCGGATAACGAGCTGGTCCTGGTAGGGCAACAACGTGAACGGCTGGCCAGCGAATTCCCCCTTGTGGTGTTTCAGCATCTCGGGAAAGAAGTCACAGGCGACCTGGGCAGCCTTGTGGTCGAACCAGTACCGCCCGTCGGGACTCTCCCACCGGTCATTGCGCCACACCGCATCCAGCCGGATGGTGACCCCGGGCCAGCGCACATCAGGTGGTAGCCCATTACCCCACCATCCGTCGGTTGGTGGCCCCTCTGCGCGATGCCGGGACTTCCGCCGCGGGCGATTTATCGTCCCATGAGTCATGTCTGCGCTACCTTACGCTTTGCCCGATACCGCCGAGACCTAGCCCGGCCCTGTTCAGGGATATAGGGGCGAGGTGGCCGTCGCCGTTCATGCTCGCGGGCGCAGATTGAGCAAGTTCTTCGCCCTGTGCGCAGGCGGTCAGACCGCAGATTGCCGGGCTCAAGAGAGTGGCCAGCTGGACAATACGTCTTTGCCCTGTTCCGTGCCGCTATGCTCTCGCTGCGAAGAGTGTTTTCGCGGACGGAGACGGGACGCACATGATACGGGTTCACGCAGTCACGCCGATCACAACGGAAGTGGTCTAGCTGAAGGCCAATCGGAATAGGGCCGATGAACGCCTCATAGGCAAAACGATGTGCCCCTCCAAGGCCACGCCCGGCACCAAACCAGAACTTTCCGTAGCCCGACGTGTATTTCGCAGCAGTCCAGACCCAGCAGCCATCTGGGTCAGATGGCATTTCAACTTTCGCGAGAAAGCGGTCTAGCGCAGTCATGTGCCCATCGGCTCCCAGGGCGGTGGTCCGTTCCCCCACCAGCCATCGGTGGGCGGGCCAGTACGCTTACGCCGGAGGCGGGGTGCAGTAGCGGTCACTTAGCCGAGCCTCAGTGATGAATGGAGGAGACCTGGACGACCCAGTTGTGATCATCCAGATATGTGCGACCACACGACCACCGCTCAACCATTCGGGCGACAATTTCTTGGTCTCTGCGCTCTTGTTTTATAGTGTCGAAATCAGCAGATCCCTTGAGCACAATGACTGAGTAAGTCGGGCCGTCCTTCGTGGGGGGAGCAGTCGTCATCTACATTCCCACCAAAACCGGGAGAGAGCGGAGGTTGCCACCCGGTCGCTGCTCTAGCGGTACGTCAGTCCAGAACGAGCAACGCTTACCCATCAATCGCTCCGGGTGCTGGCCCGGTTCGTCGTTGTACCAGGGATAGCCGCGACAGATTGGAGGACGAGAACTATGTGCCGTGCAAAGCCTAGTGACGGGATCAAACGCAGAGCACTGGAAGCGGGGCATGGCTAGGCCAGCATCCTCCGCTATCGGTCGCCAGTGAGAAAGGATAAAGTCGGCGTTCGCCAAGCACTCGGCAACCGCGGAATCCATCCCACCGTCCTCGCCATCGCGAAGGTTATACATCGCCCACTCTCGCCACGCCTGTCCCCAGTTCGCCCACTGTTGCAGGGTGTTCCAATCGCCCCAGAAGGTGATCCGCTCACAGCAATCCCCGCAGCAGCTACACTCAGTCATGCTTGACTCGGGGTGCTACTGCCAAGAAGCCCAAACTTCCTCCGTCTCTCCGCTGCCTGATCCACCGGCTTCCGAGCCTTCACACCCGATCGGCTCGACGGGGTCAACCCATACGCGTCCATGTACTGCTTCTTCTGCGCTCGCACCTTCACCAGATAATTCCGCCGGTGGAGGTTCTCCGCCTGCTTGTCCTTCTCCACCAGTCGCCGGATCAGGTCCTCCTCACTCACCAGCCGGCAGTAGGTCTCGAATCCTGAGAGGTCCACTACCGTGAGCACACCCTTCGCGATCAGCTCCGGCGCATGCTTCTGCCACTCGGCCAATCCCTTACCCTTGAGATCGCTCGGAGCCTCGGGCGGTGCCGGGTCGAACACTGGCTCATCGTGGTTCAGGGGTCGCTTCCCCGGATTCCCCCGAGCGATCTTGAGCGCCGTCGGCTGTCGTGCTGGTCCCCGTTTACCCATCGCGTCGCACCCCCACGACGCCTTTTCTGCGGAGTTCTGCCGCCATCGTGTCAATCACCTCATCCGTCGGCTGCCGCATCAGCTGCTGGTACTGGGTCTCAGTGATCTCGTACCAGAGCCCGTCGGAGTCCACAATGCCGTATATGTGCTTGTTTGTTTCTGGGATCTTCACTTAGGCGGTTTTCCGATCTCGTAAAGTTTTCAACAGTTTCGCTGGCTTCACTTACGCCACCATCCCGCCACTGCCCGATTCTCAACCACCGCGTGTTTCAGGCACCCAAAATCAATAACTTGCGGTCGCGCGCGCGGAGGCAAGAGCGGGTTTTCAACGACTTAGGGCCGAAACGAATCGGACCCCGGTATCCCCTGCGTGTGGATGAATCGCGTAAGTGACGGACCGAAAATCGGACACATCACTTAGGGCTTTTGTCCACATCGTAACTCAGGCGAACCACACATCAGTTGTCAGCGGCACCTTCTTTCTAGGTTTCGCTAGGTGTGCCTGATTCACCCTGCCATTCTGGGTAGCGTTGGTCTTGGTGGTGTGACAGCTCCGGCAGAGGGGCTGGTGGTTCCGTGAGTCCCAGAAGTTCCGGTCGTCTGGGCCTCTGACTGGAATGATGTGGTCCACCAACGCTGTGGGGTTCGGGCACTGGGCACAGATCGGGTGCGCCCTTCGGTACGCCTTGCTGTACGTTGCCCAGTGGGCGTTGTACCCCCGCTCGGTTGCGGTGCCTCGCCACTGGCGGTCTCTCAGGTCGGCTTCCTTCTGGTGCTCGGGACACCAGCGACCTTGCGTTAGTGCTCGGCAGGTCGGATGGTTACAGGGTCGGGGAGCACGGTGGGGCATCTAGTGACCCACCTCACCAGTAAGCAGCATCCGCCTCAGACGGTCATAGAGGCTAATCAGTCCATCCCGCCGGTCCACGTAGAACTCCGGCGTCTCTTGATACAGTTCCTCTATGAGCGACAGGTCGTCAGGGCCCACGTCGGGAAAGCGCACTGTCAGTTCTATGATTTGGACTAGTCCGGGCACCACACCTCCAGAAAACGGGAAAACTCCGCCAAGCCCGAAGGCCCAACGGAGTCTCATGGCGGTCACGCCGCCCGATTACTCTCGACGTATCAAGGCTAAGGCTTTAACCCCTTACGCGCAAGGATTTAG